GCCACTTAATTACCTCCGTTTACGGATTTGTAGAGTACGATTGAACCTATCGTATTAGTAACTTATATCTGCAACAACTTTAGTTTTGGGCGAAATCATTTTATATAGGTCCCAATTTAAAGGAACCACCATAGCAAACCGGCTGTCCAAACGGGAATTTGAGGTATAAAATTTAACATAATAGGACCATCTTTTGTTTTAATGCCAACATAAACCCATAGAGATGCGCCTACCAAATGGAACATTGGACCAATAGGGTAAAGGTCGAAGGCATGACACCAGATTGCGACAAAAACTAAAGATGGAGCTAACCATCTAATAATATTGAATGATCTACTACGACTACTGTTCATAACTACCTCCAAAAAAGAATACGGATACTATCCACTTGTCAGACGACAATGGCATAAGGCCACTATGAGGGTAGAGCCAATGAGAAGGAAAAAGTGCCACCCTCCCTGCAACGGCATCGATAGTTAAATCTTGGAGCGGAAATTGTGTCCCACCACCATGCGAAACCGTGTTTAGGTATAATACCCCCCCCAACACCCTAGAGCCCGCTATCCAAGGTGCCCCATCAATATGTTGTTGGTAAAAACCGGTATTTTCTTTATATTGTTGAATTTGGAAACTGGTGTCGCCAATTACAAAATTATCGGAATGCGGAGGAAATTGTAAGTGATAAAAGCTGTGTTGGTATACTCGCATCATCCTCAGGATTTCATTTCTTAAGCGAAAATCAAATTCATCCCTTAGGGGATTAATGTCGCCATAATCCTGATCTAATCGCCAGTCACAAGAGACCTTGACATGAGGCATTACACCAGACATAGTTCTCCCACTAAATGACTCTGAAGGGTTGCTTTTACAAAAATCTATCAGATTGGAGCAAAACTCTTCGGAGAAAACATTGTCGGCATATGCTATGCCGGAAGATTTGCCTGCAGGCCATTTTATCTCGTTAAAAAGATAATAGCTATTAGACAAATCTATTTCAAGATAATCTTCTTGTTTTTCTATATTCACGTGCTATCCAGCCTGATTCAGTTGGTCCCAAAACATCAACATCACTATGTACACCATACACGTACTTAAAGTCGCTTTCGTCCATCATCTTAATATTACCAAAGTCCTCGGCCCTCTTAAATGGGACTAGGTGAACTAAGGGCTCATTATGGGGAATTATAAATTCTTTATCTGTTTTTATATTTAATACCACATTAATTTGGTGATAAAAATCTGTATGAACTATACCAGCAACAATATCATAGTTTGGGTTAGGTTCATGCATAATGCCCAGCTCAATTGTTGACCAACCGGGCGCTGTTATAAATGCATAAGGTGTTACCAGCTTTGGGTAAGGACTGTTTTCGATAGACCTAACCCCGGTCATTGGGCACTCCCCAGTCATTTCGTAAGGGAAGAAATCCGCACCAAAGATAGTATTAGAAACGGAAAACTGCGCGGCCTGAACGTCCCAACGCCCAGTTAATTCATCCGGTACAAACCTGAAGGTTGTCCATGCTGGTATTGTAATTCCTATGTCGACAAAATCTTTAATACCAGAACATCTTCTGATCCCGCTTTTTGGCGAAAGCCTAAACCAAGCTGGACGTTTTTTGGGGCTATTTACGTAGGGTTCTTCACCCATTTCAATCAAGCGATTATCCGAAGGGACAACGCATATCTCACCAGATTTGACTGATTTACGCAGTTTATTATAAGTTTTATTCTTTTTCGATATCATTTAAAGCTTCGGCGTGATCAACTAACTCAACGCCCATCCTCTGACTTTCTATATCTCTACTCAAGTAGTGCGTCTCATCATATACCGAAAGATTACCCAATGTCCAATCCAAATTAGAAACCTTCACAAGACCCTGACCTTGGGCGACGTGCAAGAAGTGTGCCACCTGAAACATCTCTCCATTGTTTGCTGCTATATAATCCCTAGGAAGAGTAGTCTCCCTAAGTAAATTTAGTAAATCTTGAAGAGTATCGTTTACTGGCATATTTGATGCCGCAGTCCAAAAATCGGTGTCATCTCTATCGGTCATATAGTGCATCCTTATCATTGTAAGGATGTTATCTAGCATGATATTAAACGACTTATTATAAGCTTTCTGCATGGCCGTATTGCCCGGCTCATAGGAAGCGACATATGGCACCAACTGGTCGATCTGCTGTATAGTCGAAGCTATTGAGGTTGCTTCTAAGGGTTCAACAAAAGATGACGAGAGTCCTACCGCGCAACAATTCTTTACCCACGGCTCCCGCAAATGGCCGGGGTCAAAAGTAAATGACCTAGTGGCTCCGATGCTTTGATCACGTTTTTCACTAATTTCCTTCACGGCTGAATCATGGTCTATAAAGCTTGAAGAATATACGTAACCATTGCCCCTTCTAAACTGGGTTGGTATTTCCCATGACCAGCCGGAAGATAATGCTTCAGCGATGGTATATGGCTTAATTTTCCCATTTTCTTCGCCCTCTGTCGGGAATGCAAGGGCAGAATCGACTAAGAGGTATTTTGAAAAACTATTCCATTTTGGGTTGTCTACTTTTGATATTAGCACCTTGTTAAATCCAGTGGCATCAATCCAAAAATCCGCTTTAAAACCATTAGCCTCTTTTAGATCAATCGACTCTATATTTCCGCTTTCGGCATTCAGGTTAACGTCCTCCACGAATGCGTCGATCAACTTGATATTTCGCATAATGCATAATTTTGTTAAATATTTATTTAAAGAAAACGTATCGAAATGAAATTGATTAACATTTTTGTGTAAGCCATTTTTTTGAATCTTATCCTGACGAAGACCAACAGATCCCGTATAATCCGTCAGCAATTTTCCTTTATGAATAAGGTAGGAATATAGCGGAAATAATCTCCAAGCAAATATTTCTTCATCGCCAGAAACACTGTGGAAATAGTCTGGATTTTCTTTTGACCAATTTATAAAATTAATGCCATATTTATGTGTAGCATTTGTCTCTACAATCATATCCAAAAGTGGTATATCGCAGTAATTCAAAAACTTCTTCCAGTGCTCAGTACTACCTTCTCCGACGCCAATTATACCAACTTCACTAGAGGCAACAAGCGTAATTTCGGAAAAAGGAAAAGCTGAACGCAACATTAAGGCGGATATCAGCCCCGCTGTTCCTCCGCCAACAATTCCAAAAGAAATGGGTTTCATACTATCTCCTAATAAAGCACGTATATGAAATGTAACCTTGAAGATGATAGCTGTCAAATTGATCTAACGAATGGATATAGTTGTGAACCTCTTCGGCAAACGTATTCTCCGAATGGTAATACTCGCTACCATTAGAGGCGTTTGATAACATAAACATTCCACCCGGGTTAACAGAGCCCAAAATACCGCTTAAGACGTTTTGGTCTATTAAAGATGTTATATGGGCTGTTGCGAAATCGACTTTCGGCATTTCATACCTTATTGTATCCCAAGATAACGTCTCGACGTTATCGATGGAATCTGTCGCAATAACTTCGTTCGCTATCCCCAGCAAAGTAGTGTTAGCTGTATACACTGTGCTTACAGATTCAGATAAATATATAAGCGAAGCTGGACTATCCATTATAAAAGCCGTTTGTGCCGAAGTTATTCTTGCAAAGAACGTAAATATTTTTGAAGCTGCATGAATCATTGGGGCTAAAATTTCGCCACCCGGAGCCCCTGCAACACCAAAAGTGTGAAAATCAATACTTGTGCTAGCTGTATTAATATCCATATTTTGTTCAGTATAATCATACATATCACGGGAAAGTTTTATATAAGAATCAAGATCAGGAAGTGTTTGACTCTTGGTGACCCTAGCATTCTCTTCCGACCTCTTTGCGATGCCCAAATAAAGATCCGGCATTTTACTCCTCAAACCCTAGTGTTCCTGCAAACATTGCGATATTAGATGCTTCGTGCTTAGCCTTGACTAAAGATGAACCCGTCAATGTTAAAGTTAAACCAATTTTAATGTTTCTTAAATTTTCTGGCGTTATAAGAACCGGCTCTAAACCAGCCAATACGCAAATATAGGCTGATCTTTCTGCGTAGTACGCACTTTGATCTGACCTGTCATACGTTATCATCAAGTTCTCCAATACTGAAAATAAAAGGGTTATCTACCAGCGGGCATCCTGATTCATCTGTTTCTTGGGTTGACAGCCAGTCTTGGAGGTACGAAAAACTCTCGTCACCCAAAAATGAACCATACCCTCTCTCAAAAGAATCTATCCATTGAGTGGACACTTCAATCAAGCTCCGCCAGCTTCGCGTCGATAATCGCAAGACCACCACTAATTTGGCCTATCCTCATAACAGCGTCTGCTATAGACTGAAAATTATCCGGATCGAAGTTTGCGTAATCAAATGTGTCAGGATCTACGCCAGACCTAATAAGTATTTGCGCCAACTCTAGAGTCAAAGACTCTTGGGCTTGGAACAGGAAATCTTTTTTACTTTGATCATTTAAGTTGTCAAAAAATGACATTTGTCCTCCTAATTGTTTAAAATAATATAACCTACACCCGAAGTTGCTGTACCTGTGCCAGAAGAACCAGAAGAAACTGTGTAAGTTTGACCAGAAGGCGTAGAGTCCGAGACTATTATTATAGCACCTCCGCCACCTTTATATCCGGTTTCCCCAGTGCCCCCGGTTTTTGTTGGTGAACCAGCACCTCCGGTACCTCCAGCCCCGCCATGATAATTGCGGTAGGCGTGAAAAGCTGCGTGATTGCAATTGCCTTTACAATCTGTATTAAAACATCCATGACTAAAATGCACACTATTAGCGGTATATCCAGTATTACCATTAGCCCCAGAACTTCCTGCCGCACCTGTCGACCCGGCAGATCCGGCAACCCCAGATTTACCTTTAGCAAATATGGTTCCAGTCCCAGCAATTGTCTTGGCAAATATTAGAACCAATCCGCCACCGACACCACCTGCACCACCCGCGCCACCAGCGCCAGCGCCACCGCTATTAGGCGCAGTTCCCGGACTACCGGCATTTCCCGCATTAATCACCGCACCGTTTGAATGATTGGTGGTGTCATTTGAATGATGGTGGGAACCGTTGCCGAAACTACTGTAAATCAATCCAGCAGATCCCGCATTTCCGCTTTTACCAGTCCAGTTATCATTATTGGTGTATGCAGGGTCCGTGTGACCTTGAACACCAGTTATCCCAGCGGTTCCACCATACAGTAGGCCGGCAGATTGCCCGGCGCTAGGTGTAAAAAGCCTTGTTGCTAACTCTCCCTCAAGTAGCCTTTCAATATTTTGCACCAACCACACAGGTGCTGAGTTTGTGGTGCTACCGCCACCAGCCCCACCTAAACTGTAAGTTATGCCCGTTAGTGTTGTTGGTCCTATAAGAGTGTTTGAAAATGATGTCGAAGGCTCACCACCGCCAGCTGTACCTACCCCTATGAAACCATTATTTGTCAATGTACCCTTAACGAAAACCCTATAGCCATCAGTCAACAAAGTAATACCATTATTAACAGTCAAGTTGTTATAATACTTATCAGATGTCAAAGTAGTATTAGTTGAAATCACAACATCGCCATCAGTTCCTTGACCGTAAACTGAATCATTCCCAAGTCTTTGAATTGTTTTTGTATTAATTCTTTCAATTGATCCCATATTACACCAACTGCATAAAATTATAAGTTCCCGATGCGGCTCCCGAATTTCCAGTGACATCAGTTGAAACATTAGATGGAAGAGCTGTGAGCGATGAAACTAGCAAAATCACTCCGCCACCTCCGCCAGTAGCGCCACCCGGAGCGGCAAATTTTGCGTTCGTTGTAGTAGCAGTGCAAGCGATATATCTTGCTGTACAAATAATAATACCGCCACCTATTCCGGTTGATCCTCCTGCACCGCCCCGCAGATACGTTGGGTTTGTAGAACCGCCAGTAAGAGAATAGCCCTTGATTGCCTGCAGGGGTTGTTGATAGTACGTTGAACCGCCAGTTGCAGGAACTGGAGCAGTAGCAGTTCCGGCTCCAGCTCCAGTTCCTGATCCGCCGAGAGAATGAGTTACACTTGCTGTAGCAGCAGCGCCCTGCTTGATACTTCCATCGGTAGAGTATCCGCCAGTGTAACCTATAGTTGAAGCGTTTCCAAGGGTAAGCAAGTTTTTTACAAAAATTCTGTATCCATTTGGCGCCAACCTAACGCTGTCGTTAAGGGTTAAATTATAACAATAAATGTCTCTAGTCATTGAGTAAACGCTAGATGAAGGAACCATGCTTAAGATTGTTGTTGTGCCGTCAAATACTACAGAACCATCGACAGCATTCCCATAAACTATATCTGGGGCGTCCAGAAACTGTGCTAAGGAATTACTCCCGTATTTGACTAGGCCCCCCATTAAGCTCCTCCGACCACGTCTTCTTCAATGCCAAATATAGCAATATTCACAGATGTTGCGGATGAACATAAAGCTTTTATTGTTTCCGTAGATTGCATTACCATAGAGCAGTTAAATGCAATAGTTTCATTTGCGGCAATAGATACAGCACTTAAAATGTCGAAAGTATTATTTTCTGTTCCAGATGTATATAATCTAACTGTTATAGTTTTAGCTGAAGCAGTAGTATTAGCTAATATTATCTGCTTAACAATAGTCCTAATGTTACTTGGGACAGTATAGTATATTGCACTTGATGCCGTGAGCTGTGTTGGTCCACCCAACCTTTTTTGCGTAATTGCCATTACATAATCTCCATTATCGTAATCTCATCCTAATAGTAATATTATATCACTTCCATTGCCAGTCTAATCTCGGTATCGCGGGCGTACCCGTAGAAGTAGCCTTCCTTGTTGATATAAGACATTAGCAAAGCAGAACTATTGCGCCACTCAGCCAGGTTTCCTGTCTGGCTTGCCCTTGCGTAGGTCAACTGAGCTACCGTCGAACTGGATGCCGGGTAAAAGGTGGAGCCACCACTAGCGGCCAATGTATTAACGCTGATATTTGACGAGTTGATCCATGCGGACCCATTCCACTGGAGTATATGATCGGCGAAAAGAGTTCCGAGACTAACGTCAGTGAGATCATCTAGTACCGCAACACCTACCGGACCAGTCGGACCAGTCGGGCCAGTCGCCCCATCGAGCCCATTAGTGCCATTAGCCCCAGGAGCACCAGCGGCACCGGGAGTACCAGCGTCACCTGTTGGGCCAGTCGGTCCCGTGACGGTAGAGGCTGCTCCGGTAGGGCCAGTAGGGCCTGCCACAGTTGAGTCTGACCCAGTAGGTCCAGTTACACCTTGTGCACCCGTGGGGCCAGTAACACCTTGGTCTCCTTGTGTACCTTGTGGGCCCGTAGAACCTGTAGGGCCAGTAACACCTTGAATGCCCTGTGATCCAGTCGGGCCAGTTGAACCCTGAATACCCTGATCACCAGTAGGGCCTACAGCACCTGTAGCGCCCTGAATGCCTTGGGCGCCCGTTGGTCCGGTTACACCTTGGTCCCCTTGCGTGCCTTGAGGTCCGGTAGATCCGGTTGGGCCAGTTACCCCCTGGATACCTTGGGGTCCAGTTGGTCCGGTGTCGCCAGTTAGTCCGGTAGCGCCCGTTGGGCCAGTTATGCCTTGTATTCCTTGCGGGCCAGTCGACCCGGTCACACCTTGAATACCCTGTATACCTTGAGAACCTGTTGCTCCCGTTGGGCCCGTAACACCCTGAATACCTTGAGCGCCTGTTGGGCCAGTATCTCCCGTTAACCCAGTGGAACCTGTCGCTCCAGTTGGGCCGGTTACGCCTTGAATACCCTGAGCCCCAGTAGCGCCTGTAACGCCCTGAATACCCTGTGCTCCAGTAGCGCCCGTTGGACCCGTAACACCCTGAATACCCTGCGTACCCTGAGGTCCCGTAGCGCCTTGAGGGCCAACGATCTGGCCTACGCTACTCCACGAACTTCCGCCCCAGACATATAGGTCACCATCTTCATCTACAATGTAAGCGTCATTGATATCGTTACCAGATGATGGAAGATTAGCTACTAAAGCTACACTTCCTATAAAATCTATCGACGTACCCTGAGGCCCCTGTGCTCCGGTAGAACCCGTTGCCCCAGTTGGTCCCGTATTACCAGTTAAGCCAGTCGCTCCAGTAGCGCCAGTTGGCCCAGTAACCGTTGAAGCTGCCCCAGTAGAACCTGTCGGTCCAGTATCACCCGTTAACCCAGTGGAACCAGTTGCTCCAGTTGGGCCAGTAACACCTTGAATACCCTGAGCCCCAGTTGGGCCGGTCACACCTTGGATACCCTGTATACCTTGAGAGCCTGTTGGCCCAGTTGGGCCGGTAACACCCTGAGCTCCCTGAGCTCCAGTTGGGCCAGTATCTCCAGTCAACCCAGTAGAACCAGTAGCTCCCGTTGGGCCGGTTACACCCTGAATACCCTGTGCGCCCGTAGCGCCCGTAACACCCTGAATACCCTGTATACCCTGAGAGCCAGTAGCCCCCGTTGGTCCGGTAACACCCTGAATACCCTGAGCGCCCGTAGGTCCAGTGTCTCCTGTTAACCCAGTCGCTCCGGTGGCTCCCGTTGGTCCAGTTTCGCCCTGAAGGCCCTGTGCGCCAGTTGGTCCAGTTACACCCTGAATACCCTGAATGCCCTGAGGGCCAGTAGCTCCGGTTGAACCCGTTACACCCTGAACGCCCTGGGCTCCTGTTGGGCCCGTATCTCCGGTTGAGCCAGTTGGGCCCGTTACCCCCTGGGTACCTTGTGCACCTGTTGGTCCGGTAACACCCTGTGCACCTTCGGGGCCCGTAGCTCCAGTATCACCGGTTGGGCCTGTTTCACCCTGAATACCTTGAGTCCCCGTTGGGCCCGTTACGCCTTGAACACCCTGGATACCCTGAGAGCCTGTAGGTCCAGTTTCACCTTGGATACCCTGAGACCCTGTGGGACCGGTTACGCCCTGTATTCCCTGTGCTCCAGTAGCTCCGGTTGGCCCCGTAACACCCTGGATACCTTGCGTGCCAGTAGGCCCAGTTACCCCTTGGGTTCCTTGATCTCCAGTTGCGCCAGTGGGGCCGGTTATGCCCTGTATTCCTTGCGGGCCAGTCGACCCCGTGACACCCTGAATACCCTGGATACCTTGAGAACCTGTTGCTCCAGTTGAACCCGTAACGCCCTGAATACCCTGAGCTCCAGTTGGGCCGGTATCCCCCGTTAAGCCAGTAGAGCCTGTAGCTCCCGTTGGGCCAGTAACACCCTGAATACCTTGACTTCCAGTAGCGCCTGTAACGCCCTGAATACCCTGCGCTCCAGTAGCGCCCGTTGGGCCCGTAACACCTTGAATACCTTGTATACCCTGAGGTCCCGTAGCTCCTTGGGGGCCAACGATCTGACCTACGCTACTCCACGAGCTTCCGCCCCAGACATATAGGTCACCATCTTCATCTACAATGTAAGCGTCATTGACAGAGTTACCAGATGATGGAAGATTAGCTACTAAAGCTACACTTCCTATAAAATCTATCGACGTACCCTGAGGTCCCTGCGCTCCGGTAGAACCCGTTGCGCCAGTTGGTCCAGTATCGCCAGTTAAGCCAGTCGCTCCAGTGGCGCCCGTTGGTCCAGTAACCGTAGAGGCTGCTCCGGTAGAGCCTGTCGGTCCAGTATCGCCCGTCAACCCAGTGGAGCCAGTCGACCCCGTTGGCCCGGTTATACCCTGAATACCCTGTGCGCCAGTTGGGCCGGTTACACCTTGAACGCCCTGTATACCTTGAGAACCTGTTGCCCCTGTTGGGCCGGTAACGCCCTGGATACCCTGAGCTCCAGTAGGGCCAGTGTCTCCCGTTAAGCCAGTTTCTCCGGTGGCTCCAGTTGAGCCAGTGATACCCTGAATACCTTGAGCGCCTGTAGGTCCCGTGACACCTTGAACACCCTGTGCTCCGGTAGGGCCAGTAATACCCTGAATACCTTCAGAACCTGTTGGCCCAGTAACACCTTGGATACCTTGACCTCCAGTAGCGCCGGTAGAACCTGTTGGTCCCGTTACGGTAGATGCTTCACCAGTAGACCCTGTTGGACCCGTTACCCCTTGCTGCCCTTGGGTACCGGTTGAGCCGGTTGGGCCTTGTATTCCTTGCGGGCCAGTCGATCCGGTCACACCCTGAATACCCTGTATACCTTGAGAACCAGTAGCCCCTGTTGGGCCGGTTATACCCTGAATGCCTTGTGCGCCCGTGGGTCCAGTGCCTCCTGTTAAACCGATGTCTCCAGTAGCGCCCGTTGGGCCAGTGACACCTTGAGTACCCTGAGCCCCAGTAGCGCCTGTAACACCCTGAATACCCTGTGCTCCAGTAGCGCCCGTTGGGCCGGTAACACCCTGAATGCCTTGTATACCCTGAGGTCCCGTAGCGCCTTGAGGGCCAACGATCTGGCCTACGCTACTCCAAGAACTTCCGCCCCAAACATATAAGTCACCATCTTCATCCACAATGTAAGCGTCATTGACAGCGTTGCCAGATGAAGGGAGATTAACTATTAAAGCTACGCTTCCCTTAAAATTAATCGATGTACCCTGAGGTCCCTGCGCGCCAGTCGGGCCCGTAACTGTTGAAGCTGCGCCTGTTGCTCCGGTAGGGCCAGTAACACCCTGGGCGCCTGTTGAACCCGTAACGCCCTGAATACCTTGAGGTCCCGTAGCGCCCGTTGGGCCCGTAACTCCCTGAGCTCCGGTTGGTCCAGTATCGCCTGTTGACCCAGTTGGTCCTGTAGAACCAGTTGAACCCTTTTCTGCAAATAAATCCCAAGCTGCGCTAGAGCCTGGTACAACATTAACAACACCATTATCACGGCAGATGTAGGTAGAACCATTGTAAGTTACTACAAAGTACTCATTGTAAATTGCTCCTGGAGTGTATGGACCTCGAAAATCAAATCCTTGTCCAGTTGCACCTTGTGATCCTGTTTCACCGGGCATACCTGTATCACCAGTTGGACCTGTGTCGCCAGTTGCTCCAGTAGGTCCAGTACTTCCTGTTGCTCCTGTATTTCCAGTAGAACCTTGCGCTCCTGTAGGGCCTGTTGCCCCCTGTGCTCCTTGTGCGCCAGTTGCTCCAGTAGGACCTGTAGAACCAGCTACTCCTTGAGAGCCTTGTTGACCTGTGGGTCCAGTAGCTCCCACATTTCCCGTGGGACCCGTCGAACCAGTCGCTCCAGTAACTCCAGCATTCCCTGTATCTCCCTTCGGACCTGTAGGTCCTACTCCTCCAGTGGGTCCTGTTGCTCCAACGCTTCCGCTAGTTCCTTGAGGCCCAGTAGCGCCAGTAGCTCCGGTAGGACCCGTGATAGTGGAAGATGCGCCCGTGGCCCCGGTAGGACCGGTTGACCCATTAGCGCCCTGCGCTCCTGTGGGTCCAGTTACCGTAGAGGCGGCGCCAGTTGGACCAGTTGGACCAGTTGGACCAACGGAATCATCCGCCCCAGAAACACTACTAATAGCAGCCTTCTTAGTTTCACCATCTTGAACGATAGCTATATATTCTTCACCGGTTAGTGGACTCGCATCAGGCAGTTGCGATATCGGTTTCCTATACAATTGATCCTACCTTAGGTTACAATGATGGCAAATTCGTCGTAGTTATTTGGTTTATCTTCAAGAGATATAACCAAACCGCTCTCGGTAATTAGTACCCACTCATCCGGAGTATCACCGAGATCATCTATAAGGTTTACGATAAAGTTCTGATCATAAAAATCTGAACAAGGTTTCGGCACATATTCAACTAGTGCGCTAAAGTCATCAAATATATTTATATTATAAGTGACTGAAGTTATATTATTGCACGAGTTAACTGGTGGAGCCATAAGTGCACTAAAATCGTCAACTAGACTAGCTTTGATAGGAGTCGGAGAACACGCACTCATGGGCAAACACCATCGACCGTATTAGTCGAAAGGAATTGCCTCACATTCAATATGATTTCTTCAATCTTTGCTACCTCTGTAGTTTGGATCTTTTCCGTTACAACTAAATAGGCAACCGATCTTTTATCTATATCATCTGAAAATCTTGATTGCTCATCATCTGGAGTTCTTCTACTATAAAGTATTTCTGATATACCAAGTCGCTTGAATACTGGAGTATGCTCAAACATAAAATCCTCAAAAGACTCTATTACAGCCTCAGCGAGTTCGGGGCCACCTTTACTTATTGCGGAGAATATAATTATATTTTCAAAACGCTGACCTTGAACTATATAGTTCACATCACCATCGGTTATTATCTGTTCCCTTAATCTCATTTTTGGTTCATTAGCGTTGGGTCTGCGCAACTCAAGCGAATAAACCATCATGCAGTCTACGTCCACATCTTTTATATTTGTATCGGACTCAACTAAAGCTGGATCAAAAGATGGATTTCCAGCCCTGAATGCGTAAGTTTGACTTTGTACTGGCTTAAACGGAACTAAAGGGTTGCCATCTTCCCAAAGTTTTTTAACTAGAGCTATGAATTCTAGATAGCTAAGATTGTCTTCTGCACGCAGCGGCTCATTTCGCATACGCTCTGGAGCTCTTGGGTTCATTGGCGCATTAAATTCAAGTGCCATATTACTCACCTGTCCCTGGTCCGACCTTAACGGTAAAGTGTATTTCTCTTACAGTAAAATAAGGATGCAGTATAAGGTCAACAAAAACTGTTCTATGTTCGTCATTTCCCCTGTATATATTCACCGAGAAATCGCGTATCATACCAACACTAGTTATTGTTCTTAGGTAATTTAAGACATCAGATTTAAAACTGGCATAATCTATCGTGCCCAACTTTCTTTTACCTAAAGAAACTATTTGTTGAGAAACCTTACCAACAACCCTAACTATAGATGCTGACCAAAAAGAGGAATAATCTTTTGGATTGTCATCTGGCCAACCGTTAGCTAATGTGTTATCAGAAGCAACAAATGTTTCATATAACACACCCCTTCTTCCTAGGGGGCTAAATGTTGCTACATTTAATCTTTTATTTGCTAATCTTTTAATTTCATCTTTAGTAAATTTATACCCAACAAGACTAGAGATAAGGGGAAGCTTTGTGTAGGAAATGCTTTCATTAATTCTTGCTGTTGACATTACAGCTGCTGCTGTTACTGCCAAAGAACTAGTGAAAGGCAAATCTACTTGAAGCACATTTAAGACACCCTCACCAATAACGACCATCCCAAATTTTCCTAAGTCTTTATCGTTAAGAATATTATCCTCACTAGAGTCGGTAAATAAATCTATTCCATAATAATATTTCATAATTTGATATATAACTTTAGTAGAATAAATTAAACTACCATTTGAATTTCTAGATATTCGCCTATCAGACTCTAGCTTATCCGCTAAACCCTCAACACCGCTAGCGATTCTAGTCCCTATAATACCTAATGATACATTTCCCGTATTTTGATACCTAAGTAAACAGCTCTTTAACAAAGGAGTTAGAAAGTCCACGTCGCCAGAGTCATAAAATGGAGCTTCCAGTGGGACTATTATTTCAGGGAAATCCTCTAGCTCCAAAACGCTATATGCTTCCTCTAGTCTTTGTGCATACCTTTGGTAAAATGTTAGGTTATTAAATTCTACCCTTTCGGTCTTCCTGGCTTCAGCGCTATTGTAATCGAATGGTAGATACTCTGACATCGGGGCAACTGCCATTAGCCAAATATCTCTAGCTCCAGCATTGTAGGCTTCTAGAAGCCCTCTGATTAATGAGCTATCAGGATCGGCTCCAAGCATATTAATGGTTTCCTTAAGGTTAATAACCCTATGTGGAACATTTAATTCTAAACCATTACCATGACCGAGTAAAAGTAACCTATCTGTCTTACCTACACTTAGGTCGGTATACATTGGAATTTCTTTTATCATTCCACTTAAAGATGGAGGATCTATGATTGTGCCAAGTGGAACTTCAGGTTCAGTTACCGTAAAACTTTCGTAATATACCTGATTAACTCCATCAATTTCAAATTCCCATTTTGCAGCATACGTTCCAGGCGTAACATAATCATCCAGATATTGCGTAAATATATAAGAACCCGTGCCTGATCTTTCGAAGTTCTCGCTAGAGATTACTGGAGTAGCGCCATTGACATAAGAATAAGGGCCATACAAAATTGCAGTTACATTTTTAACTACAGAAAATAATACCTCAGGTGGATCTACCGGCTCGTTATCGGAGTTAGTAAAATTTTTATAGAATGTAATTTCATTATCATAAACTATACTTTGCACTATGCTGGACTTTCTTTAGTCGCGCCAACAGCCCAATAAGATATTACTCCACCCTCACCACGCATTGGGACCGATGCTTCAATTATGTATGTAACTGTATTATTCGGGTAATTTTCTATATTTTCATATATCCTATCACCAGGCATTGGTGATACATCTGGCCTCATGTAATAAACCATAGAAGAATTAAAAACTATACCTTCAACATTGACTTGCCTAGCGTTAGATAAGCCTGAGCTAGCAGAGTCGACATGCCTTACAGTATGCCTTTCAAAAGTATTACTATAAATAAATTTCTCACCGCTAAAACGATCCTCTACTCGCTGAAGTAGTATGTTATGTCCCCATTTACGTAGGATTGCATCTAATTCGGCGCTTATGTTGCTCATAGTAAAATGTCCAAACCACCCTGCAACGATGAGCTACTATAGGTTACTGTATCTAGTGCGTCAAAGTCCCTAATCTTCCTAACTGGAATAGGATTAGTATGCTTACTTCCCTTAACTACACTCCTAAATCCTCCGCGAGAACTTGACGACAGAAGTTCGCTACGCAGAACGGAAGCTAATTCGCACCAAGAATTTACAGTGCCTCGATTTAAGGTTCCAGTTGCTTTTGGTTTATTTATAGTTAAGTCGCCAAGGGTAAATGACGTACTGAAACCAGAACTTAATGAATAGACCTTATCAAGCGTGCAGGCGACAGCGGCTTTTATGTATTCCATAGCAACAAATGGAATCTCAGTAACATCATCTTCAAGTTTAAGTAGATTCTTTACCTCAAGTGAGTAATAGTGAATTTGTTCAGCTATCTCAACATTAGTAGCATCAGGATATATTTGATTTAAATCATCTATATCTATATACATTGGGTCCAAAACTCCACAGAATAATAATTCCCTATCAGCAACCATCTTATAGGAAACTGGAGTTGCATCATCACTTAAACTAGATAGATTTTTAGATAATAAAATTCTGTATTTATAATTTTTTTCAAAATATGTATATCCAGATACATTGTACACAGACGAAGTAGAGGGAGTAGCAGCTGGTGGGTAATGATCCACACTTGGTAAATCTACATACACAATAGGATCGGTATTATCTAAAGAAAAATTAGCATCAACATCTATCCACCTAGTTGGAGCTTTTTTGATTTCTCTTTTTTGAACTTTAATATATGGCGCGATCAGGTTATCTTCATCTGGATGTAAATTGAATGTAAGGGAAATTCTTCCATTATTTTCGTTTTCATATAAATAATACGAACCATCTGAAGGGTCAGCGGAAACCAAAGAAAGTATGGTAGTACTAGTAGAATTATTGACCGGGACAGAAAATACATGATCAGAAATCGCATAATCAATGATTACTGGGTCAGGGTAAACTGCATCTATAGTTGTAGCTAAGTCTACGTTTAATATTCCCGTTTCAAAAGAAATACTATCATTAGCAAAAACTGCATCAAGAACATTTGTTAAGTTAGTTACAGTTAAGGTATAGGGAGAATTATCTTCTAGTATTTCGTCAGTAAAATATAATTTTAATATTTTTGAGACTGAATTATAATCCCTAACTATATCTATAGTCTTAAAAGGGTTAGCTACAGTAGATGGTGTGGCATCTGTTTTATTCAGTAAAAAATTAGAATTAGCTATGCTAGCAACTTTGACGGTTACGCCAAACTTAATCTGCACATAAACATCAGTAACTGAAAAGGCTTCAATTAAACTAGCCACTACGTCTCCTTTTAAGCGCTTACGTCTATATAGTAAACAAGGGATGAGCTAAAGCCCATCCCTTGTTCATAAAGCGTTTTGTAAAGTTAGACTCAGGAAACAGTCTTCATGAGCTCAACTTCATAAGCTCTGGTGAGCGAAACGTTCTTGGCGGCGGTAATACCTTCGCCATCACCCATCATAACAATATCGTAACGCTCTTTCATCTTAAGCGCTTGGATATCACGGGCGGGATCATTCCAACCGTCTGTGGTCATATCATCCTTAACAAGGAGGACACCAACCTCATTACGATCAATGAGGAAAACGTCCGACTTAGCGGGAGTTGAACCACTCTTAGCCGTAAAGCTAACGAATGGGGAAACAAGGACGTTAAGACCAAGGGGGGCGGAAGCGTTAGCTGCCTGATCCCTTGAAGTAACGCTCATGTCCCATCTTGGCCAACTAGTGCCGTTCATACCACGGAATTCGGGGTTACGAGCGAAAAGGCTCCACATAAGTGGGTGAATGATGAAATCAGTTGGTACATGGTTTTCTGCCATTAGTACAGCAGCCATCTCAATGACATCGTCCCAGATGAGAGTACCGTTAGCGGTACCTGCTGCACCAAGACCAGTGGTATTAGCAATACCAGCATCGTCATTATCGAAAACTACAGTAGCTGCGCCAGCGAATCTCGAAAGAGCAATTTGCTCCTTAAGACGAGCCATTGCACGCCCAGCTGCGCGAACGTGAAGGCCAACAATGTCCCAAAGGCTATCTGCGATAACTTCTTCGGTAAAGGCGACTTTAACGCCCTTCTTGCTGACTTTACCTTCGATTTGCTTTGCGAATGCAAGAGCTTGCTCTGGGTATTCTTGTCCTTCGGGAATTTCATCGGCCTGAATCGCGTTAACTGCGGGGAACTCAAGTGAGCGACCCTTCCCAAGACGCACAACCGAAAGAAGAGGGGTAACCAGTAATTGTGGTTCTGCCGCTTCCTTTAGAGTGCGAGAAATAACTTTGGGGAAAAGGATTGGAGCGTCGGGAGAAGCAAAAGCTTCCTTTACCGTTACTCTGCGGTCATCATCGATGAAACCATCCTCAGTTAATACAGATTCCCAGGCGTCATAATTCGCGAGGAGTTCTTCAATTGGTTTTGCCATCTTAGGACTTTCCTCCTGTGTGCTTTCTTTATAGAGTTAGGCTTACGCGAATTGCACCGACAACATTAGCTGTGTCGAGGTTTGAACGGATACCAAGCTTGCCCTGATAAGGACCAGATTGGGTCAATTCAAAAACTTCCTTAAGAGCACCGGGATCCGAAGGAAGTAGCATGTAGGACAGAAGACCATCATCAAAATTGGTTGCGAACTTCTCAACCTCAATGACAGTACCTACAGCAAGGTAATGCGCATCCGTTCCCTTAGTGAACTTAACGGGACGACCAAGTGCATCGGCCCTGATAATATCACCAGCAACAAGATTTGCATTAACACCATTTACAAGTGGATATTCAACATAACCACGAGTGATCCAACCAGCACCCTGTGAGGTACCCTTGTCGAATGGACGATAAAGATCGTACTGCGCGCAACCAATCGGAACAGTTCCGGCAGCTACACTTACGGTCTCATCATCACCGGCGACGTTGGTTGGAGTTGCGCCAGTCTCAAGGTCGATGGTATCAGCATCTCCCCAAGTCTGACTAGAACCCGAGCCATTGGCTGGGACAATACGGGAATCACCATTGCTGTCAGTTACGACAGAAAGGATGGTGCCTTTAGGAATTACGATTTCGAAGCGATCATCTTCGTTATCTGTATACCAGGTTGGAAGAGCTGAGTGAGGAAGAAGGTAGGTTGCGGGAGCGATGCCCTCGGAAACTACGAAACGACCTGAACCAGTTTTACTGCCAACCTTACGAAATTTTGCTAAACTCATTAAAATACCCCTTTTTAGGTTTCTTAAGCTTTTCTTTTGCCCATAAGGATGTCGACAAAGAGATCTTCTGCTCGTTCTTCAACTGAAGTCTCAGAATTTTGCTCCTCAATGTCGGATGTTACTACATTTGATTCGCCCTCAACTGCTTCTACGCTTTCTTCCATTGTTAAGGAAGTCGTCGCATTAGCCGTGGGACGAGGAAGTTGAGCCAAGTCACGAAGAGAATCGGCAAGTGATGCACCGGTTCTATCTGCATGCTCTTCAATTGAATCTGCACGCTCTTCGGCTTCAACTATACCAAGATAAATTTTAGTATCCACAACTCGCTCAACAAGTGTGCGATGAAGTGCATTTTTTAGCTTGGCGTTCTTTTCTTCAAGCTCTCTAACCTTTGCTTCGAGGTTTTTAACGTGTAGCTCCTCTGGTGCATTTTCACCAGTGAGTTCACTCTCTTCGGCTGGTTCTTCGTCTTGAATAACCTCTTCTTCTTCAGATGCCTCTTCTTCAGCTACCTCTTCGGTGGCTTCTTCTTCGTCATCTTCTGATTCGCGGTTTATTGGAGCACCTTTCGATGTTTCAGGATCAACGTCTTTATTGCCCGATTTTTCTTGACCTTCGGGACGTTCACCTTCTTCTACGTCTGTCTCCTCATCAGCGACAACTTCTTCTTCGGCTGGCTCTTCGCTAACCTCAGGAGATGTTTCTTCGCTAACTTCTTCAGTCTCTTCTTCCACTACCTCTACTTCAGAGGGGGCAGAGAGATCAGTATTTAAATTTTCGATAACCTCAAGGATATCGTCTTTGTAATCTTCCATATCAGATTCTGCGCTCTCTTTCAAAATATCCGGTACCGGTCGATCAGACCCATTGACTTTTTTCCAAGATGCTCTGATTTTAGCTTTAACTCCAGCTAAATCAGCCCTTGGTATTTGAACTTTATTTCCCCTGAAACCCGTTGACTTAAGAGCAGAAACAGCACGTGATACTTGAGCAATTGTTTCCTTTTGATCAAGACTATCCCAAAGGCGAAGCTTCCAGGTAGAAGGCGTTTCAGGGTCTGGAACATAAGCAAAAGCTGCTGCGGGGAAATTCTCACCGCCTTCTTTTTTGGTCGCTACCTCTTCAAAGGTAGCATCTTGCTCTGCCATTAAATTCTCCTCGGAGCTGATTTCAACGCCATCTGGTAAATTAGTATCGTTTATATCACGTTTTACAACTTCTTCTGAAATTTTATTTATGATCTGCGCCTCTATGAAGGCACCTTTCATTTTCATGTGTAACGAAGTTGCTTCTTTCTTTTTCATTTCAGAAAGTATGTCAACATCTTCAGATTCTAAACATTTTACTATACTTTCATTATTTAAATCAAGGATGAATAGTCCAATAACAGACTCGAAAGGATCGGGCATCCCGTAAGAGGCCTTAACTAAAGCGTCTATCCTTCTAACTGTAGACATCTTATGGCCAACCTTAATGTCGGTTGGCCCCCATGAGTCGCCAGACTTTCTCCAAAGATTTATTAATAATGCTGGATCATCTGGTGTTCCCGTAATCCTAAATGAAGAATCAGGAACCTTTATTGTTCCATTAGAAATAATTCTAGAAATCTTACCCCTAGCAGTACCGCCTGAAGAGTTCCAGGAAACAAAATCTCCAACCTTTAACCCTTCAGCTTCTGCGTATTCAAATTCGTTCATAGATGAAGTTGCTATCTTAGTAGACCAAGACATTCCAGCATCTCCGCCCCAAAGCGCCCAAGCTATCCGACCATTACTGGGGAAACCTTCTTCGCCTTGGCGAAAACCTGTAGCCTTTTTATCAACTTCGTGACGAGCAAAAAAGGAATACATTCTTTTAACGGTATCTAACGGCAAGTTTTTTCCATTAACTATATCGCGACCCCTAGCTATACCTATAGCGGTTCCGCCTCTACCATACTCATCTCTCCATGCTAAACCTTTTTTAGCTTCCGCAACCATACCAGAAGTAGGCTTATAGGAATCAGCTTCGGACACGCTAGAATCATTAACTCCGCTGACAACCCTAATCGTAGAGTTAGAATCTGCTGGTACGTTGACAAAAGAATATTCTTTAAATCCTATATTACGCATCTCAAGTACAGCAACTTGATCCTTGTAGCTTTCACCTCTAATGTGAGCGCAAGGAGCACCCGACTTACGAGAGGGGAGCGCCCAATCAACTCCGCAAATAGAACAAACAGCCTCTTCCGCTTTACCGCCCACAGAACCGGTTAGGTAACGCTTATCCATTACGCGCTGAACAGCGACAGGGTCTGTAACAGCGGCCTGCAGCCTTACAAAGGCGCTACCGTTTTCTTCATAATCCATTTTAGCCCCTATAACACGACCAATAGGATCGCTATTTATATCGTGATTTATAATTATAGGCTTAGGATATGGGGTGAGCCATGAGTTAAGTGATTTCTGTAGCTCTGATTCGCCATAGAAATTATAATTAGCTGTTACGCCGGCATGTATTGCAGCGACTTCAACGACTAAACCATGACTTTCGCTAAATGCACTTTCCTGAAATCTGTGAATTGGTTCATTCTCAGGCAAAAATAAAGTAACGTTTTCTTGAAAGTTAAGTGCCACTATTTTCTCCAAATTGTTAAGAGCTATGTATCCTATAGTAAAAGTTATATACCTATATTAAACTTATTCTAAAACCGAATGATTTCTTGGGTCTCCGCCACTTAAATGCTGATCCAACATCCACTTATGCATGATGTGTGATGCATACAGATCTGAAGCGCAATAAAGATTGTAACCAGCGCGCCCGCACTCCGCCGACCACCCCAGGTCCTCTCCCTGAGGATGCCATATATATCTAGCATTACTGTAAACTTCTGGATTCATCATAACTGCCGCCATAATAATATCTGATTTAAAAATTTTTCCCATAGGATAAGAATCTAATTGCCTAGAAGCTTTACCCCCAACATGATTAGACCACGTCATAACCGAAGGGAAGTCGCATCCCTTAGGGTACATGTAAGATAGTGGAGATATTGCATCTATACCATCTCGCTCTAAATTAAAATATAACTTCTCTAGCGTATGGGGATTATCTATCAAAATATCTGAATCTAAAGAAAAGTACTTATCTGGCTTCACCCTAAGGGCAGTATCAAGTAGGCTATTTCTTAAATCAACCATTTTATAATATGAATTTTTAGTCCACGTTCTATGGCCATCTTCGTGGGTGTAATGATTTAGGTCTTCCCTTATGACTGCGTCAAAAAAGGCGACTTCCCGATGAGAGTTGGCCCAATCGTACAAGATTGAATGAGTTTCATCATCATTTGGCCCCAACTCAAATACGAATCCAATATCAGACAACGGTATTGTTTGATTCTCTATTGCCTCAAACCAATATGGTAATATCCAAGACCTTTGGTAGGCTGGGCATCCTATAAGTATTTTCATAATAGTAAAAGAAAATTCAGGCGCTAGTTTCGTCTAACTTAGGTGATTCATTCTCTACTTTTTTAGTAGCCCTAGCCTTAGGCGTGGATTTAACTTCATCTACCTGCACAGGGACATTATCCGAACTATTAGAAGACTCTAATTCATTGACCCGTTCAGAAAGCTCGTTAATAATAACCTGAGCATACTCTAAAGCTAATCTAGTTTGACCATTTTTTACTGCGTTAGAAAATCCAAGAGTTTTATTTTCTATCAACATATAATTCCTTTTACTGTTTTCAACTGATCCTCTATCAACCAATTCCATACTCATGACTTAATATTCGTCCTCTGTAATTATATCATCTACTAGGCTAACTATTTCATTAACTAAATCATAATCATAAGATCTTCTAATATTCGGAGAAGTTCTAGTTCCATATTGATTGCTTGGCCTAATCATATTGTCAGAACCTTTTCTATTATTTTTCGGTTCTTTAGTTGTTTGATTTTGCGTTGCGTTATTAGATGGTGCGGCATCACCGCTCATTTCCGGCTTCATACCCAACTCTAGTCGTGCTTCTTGTATAGACTCGATACCAGCTTGGACTTTCTGTATTATGTAAGCGCCCTTTTTGACTTCGGTATCGGAATCTATTTCATTAAACTGGAAATGGCACCTATCTGACATACCGTCAAGCTCCGGATTAGCGTACGGGTCAAATCCGCCTTCGACTAAAATTTCATTAAAAATGAATAGCCTCATAGCATCTTCAAACTTACGTTGGTATTCTTTAATCTTATCGTAAAGTGCTATATCTAATCTGTCCGTCATAGCTTGAGAAGCATTAGATGTCATACCAAGGTGGTGAGGGTAAACGCCAAGACCTATAGCAACTCTTTCCTTAAAGTGCTCAAGATACTTAGAAGCATCTAGCGCATTACCGTTAGCGCCCAATATCTCAACATCATGCCTATTAGACATAATTAAGGCACCTTCAGATCTCAGGCCTTCTATTTCGTTAGAAGCTTTATCTAACTCCTCGTCCGTAGCAGGCTGCTCATCTGTTCCAACCTTAAACTTATAAAGAGGAAATAATTCCCTATGCACCAGGTTCTGTATGTCTTCTTCTATTTGCCTAAGTGAAACTATATCATCTATGGTAGAAGCTAT